CAGGTAGTGAAAGTGCGTCCGCTCCTCAAAGCCCTTGAGCATGTGTGTGGGCGAAAAAGGCACCAGGCAGACACTACAGTCCACCCTTTCCTCAAGGTTATTCTCACCGCATATCAGACAACGCCAATAGCGCCGGGAAACACAGACCCGTCGGTCGCGTTCCATGACAGCACTCTTAGCGATGCGGCGCCGACCAGTCAAGAGGTCGGACTTCTTTGGCACCCGAGACATCCATGTGTCCGAGCGCTGGAATTTGTCGAGTATGGCCTGATACTTATGGCCAATCTCCTTGAGCTCAAATTCCTCCTGATTCCAGTACGTAGGCTTCCCATAGACATCCCAAGGTGTCTGAATCGGTTGCGGCAGCTCGTCCTCCTGCGGGCCGCAAGGCCCAACAGGATCCAGACGTGAGCCCGGTTCCGAAAGAAGCGCGGCGGCCACCATGGACTGCTCGTACGTAACCTCCACTTTCCACTCGCAACCAAAGCGATGGTGACACGTCTCGCGACATCGTCTGTGGGGGTGCTTCAACGGGAGCCGGTTGCCCAGCCCCCCAAGTGAAGGGTGCAGAAACAAGTTCCGTCCTCCGGCAATCTGAACCAAATCAGCCTTAAACCGTGAACAGAATCGCTGTAACACACACCACTCCATCCTGGAATCAAAACAGCCATCCAAAATCTGCGTGATGACGGCAGTTGGATCAAAAGGCTCATCGAGCTTCTTTTGGCCGTTCTCAAGACCCGAGCACCTGACAGGCACCTTCCACGGTGTCGATGGCTTACTCAGGTCATAAAGATACGACTGGCTATTGATATTCGCGTATTTCTCGTGAAGGTAGGACTTGCCCCGAGACTCCTTAAAACCGAGAAAACGTTCACAAAAGGACCAGAATTCACCCTCCATGTACTCGTTACTGATCGTCAAACGATCGTCACCATTGACCAAGACTTCTTTGAGAAGCTCGTCCAACGGTCGCTTATCCCCACAGCGGCGACGATTCGAGATATGAGCGGCCAGCACCTCGTAACACAAGATGATGAATGAGGTCTTTTCCCCCATGAGCGTGCCCAACGTCTGCAAGACAGGGTCGATCCGACCTAAATCCTCCATACTCGGAAAGAAAAAAGGCCCGGGATACGAAACAATGTGGTCACCATTGCACGCTCGTAGGAGAGACTGGACGGAGAGCGGTAGGTGCATAATCAGAACATCCATGATGCAATTCCGAAAATGCCCCGCGGTGCCATCGCTGGCACCACTGAAGTCCGAAGACGCCCATTTAGGCATAACGATCGGATCCAAACGGGCTTCAGTAGCTTCTCTCAGGTCAATGATCAAGAGTCGACGGGGCTTTACCGACG